ACTTTCTTCCGTGGTTAGTGCAGGAGCAAATGAAACATTTTTGGCGTTTGATGAAGAGAGATATTCTTTAATCAGATCAGATGGAACAACCGAAGAATTGACATCTGATAGATTTGTATTTACTAACGGAGGAACAGAGCTTCAAATTAACAATTTGGGGACAAACAACACTGGAGCGACTCTTACTGCAACTCTGAGAAAATCTAAAGTAAAAGAAAAAGTTAAGAGACAGAATAGAGTAAATGTTCTTGTAGTTGATAAATCAAAAAATTCTGGAGCTGGCATAGGAACAACCACGATAAACAACGGATTGACATCTGGTAATTTCCCATTTGGAACCAGAGTTCAAGATAAAATAATTTCACTGAACAAACCCGATGTTATTAGAATTCTTGGAGTTTACGAATCCACAGATACATCGGCAGCATCAGCACCAAAAGCAACACTTTCATCTATAGATACATTATCAGGGAAAACTACAGATTTAATTGTTGGTGAATTTATTGTTGGACAATCTTCTGGTGCAAGGGCTTTATACACCGAAAGATTAAGTGACACTCAAATCTCATACGTCCCTAGAAATGATATAAACTTTGTAGAGGGAGAAACCATCTCTTTTGCAGAGTCAAACGTCACTGCAGTTTTGACAACTTTAGAAACTCCGAGTGTAGCAATAGGAAAACGATATAAGTTTAGCACTGGTCAGAATTCGTCATTCTATGGACCAGGTTTCTTAATTAGAAATGATGGAGAGAAAGAACCAGTAAGACAATTAAAAATTTACTTTACTAATGCTTACTATGACTCTACTGATGATGGTGATATAACCACCAGAAATTCATATAATTCTTTTGATTATGAATTGGACGTTCAAACTATTAATGGTGAAAGAAATACAGATATAATTGATATTAGACCAAGAGTTAGTGACTCCACTGTATCTGCTGACGCCAGATCTCCACTGGAGTTTTTAGGTAGATCATTTAATGGTGATGGAAATTCTGCGGCTAACATTTTAGCATCCGATGAATCAATAAATGTAGATTTTTCATTCTACTTAGGAAGACTTGATAGGATCTTTATTTCAAAAGATGGAAGATTTCAAGTCCAACAAGGGACTCCATCGGAGAATTATGAAAAACCAGTTCCTATTGATGATGCACTAGAACTTGCAACTGTAAAATTAGAACCATATCTTTTTGATCCAGAGGGTGCAGTGATATCATTCTTGGATCATAAGAGATATCGAATGTCTGATATCAAACAACTTGAAGATAGAATTAGAAATTTAGAATATTATACTACATTATCTCTTTTAGAACTTAATACAGAAACTTTGTTTATATCAGACTCTGAAGGATTAAATCGTTTCAAATCTGGTTTCTTTGTTGATGATTTCACAACCCTATTAACTCAAGAAAATAGTATTCCAACTAATAATTCTATTGATATTGCAAATAGAGAATTACGTCCAAGGCATTTTACAAATGCTTTAGATTTATCCATTGAACCAGTAGAAGGGGTAACATCACAAACTGACCTTGGGTTCACCACTCCAGAGGGAAACAACATTAAACGTTCCGGTGATGTAATTACTCTTGATTATACAGAAGTTGAGTGGTTAAAGCAAAACTTTGCAACAAGAACAGAAAGTATAACTCCATTTTTAATTAGTTTCTGGCAAGCATCTATCGATCTAACACCAGCATCTGATACTTGGGTTGACACTGCCAGAATCAAAGCAAAGATTGTAGAGGTTGAAGGTAATTATGCTGAAGAAATGGAGAAGGCAACGAGAAGATTTGGTGTAGAACCAGATCCTCAAACTGGATTCTTCCCTATTCAATGGAATTCTTGGCAAACATCATGGACTGGTCAAGAAACCACACAGAGAGATGGAGGGACAAGACAGGTAACCCGTGGCGGTGGTGGTGGACGTAGAACTGTAAGTGGTGGAACTATTCGTATACAAGGTCCTGGCGGCCGCCGTCTCACACGTAGTTGGACTAACGCCAGAACAACTACCACGTTCCATGATACTATAACCGAAACATTTAGAACTGGTACAGATAATAGGACTGGTCAAAGGACTGTTATTACTGAAAGATTTGACAGAGAATCAATGGGTGACAGAGTTATAAGTAGAGATATCATCTCTATAATGCGCTCTAGAAACGTTCAATTCTTTGGTAAGAAAGTAAGACCTCTAACAAGAGTTTATCCATTCTTTGATGGAAAAGATGTAAGTAAGTATTGTGTACCAAAACTATTAGAAATTGCAATGCTTTCTGGAACTTTCCAGGTTGGAGAAACTGTAGTTGGAAGAATGAGAACAACTGGAACTGGAAATCCAGATATAGCATCTCCTAAGATTCAATTTAGAGTTGCAGCAGCAAATCATAGAGAGGGTCCATTCAATTCTCCTACTCAAATCTTTAGAAACAATCCGTATCTTTCTCAAGTTTCTCCGACTGAGGTTGAAACATTCTTAGGAACTCCTGGTCAGGTTCAAGTTCCTGGTCAAGGAAATGTTTTACCAGAAACATATTCATCCACGTCAACAGTTTTGAATGTTGACACATATGCACTCTCTTTACAGGCTCAGGGAGATTATTATGGATATGTTGCTAAAGATATGATTCTTGTAGGTCAAACAAGTGGAGCACAAGCAACAATCTCTGATTTGAGACTTATTTCTGATTTAGGATCAACCTTAATCGGTAGTTTTTATATTCCAAATCCAAATATTGCAGGTAATCCTAAATTTGAAACTGGAACTAAGACTTTCACCTTGATTGATGATGTTGATAATAATCAGAATGTTGCATCGACAATCGGTGAACAAAATTATGCATCAAATGGAACTTTAGAAACAGTTCAAGAGCAAATTATTTCTGTTAGAAATGCAGAAATTCAAATTAGACAAGAGTCTGAGAGTAGGTCTGCACGACAACTTATTGGTTCAAGTAGATCTAGTAATGTTATTGATTCTGTCACTAGAGTTCAAACTGTTATTCAATGGTATGATCCATTAGCACAATCTTTCCAAGTTCTTGATGAAACTGGAGTGTTTATCACAAGTTGTGATGTTTTCTTCCAGACAAAAGATGATTTGGATATTCCAATGACATTCCAAATCCGCACCATGCAAAATGGTGTTCCAACTCAGAAGATTTTACCTTTCTCTGAAATTATTAAAGATCCAGATGAAATTAACGTTTCTCAGGATGGCACAGTCCCAACCACATTTAATTTTAAAGCACCAGTATACCTTGAAGCTGGTGGAGAATATGCAATTACCCTTGCATCTTGGTCAACCAAATATAGAGTGTTTATCTCTAGAGTTGGAGAATCTGATCTTGTAACTGACGAATTTATTTCAAACCAACCATATCTTGGATCCTTGTTCAAGTCACAAAATGCTTCTACTTGGGAACCAAGTCAATGGGAAGATCTTAAGTTCACAATTCGTCGTGCTGAGTTTGAACAGACTGGTTCTTTAGAAGTTTACAATCCAATTTTGGGTGAGGGTAACGGACAAATCCCTGTACTTCAAGCAGATTCAGTCAAATATAACTCTAAGAAAATTAGAGTTGCGTTGGGAGCAACTCTCACATCACATGGCACTTCTACCTTAGAAATAGGAAATGTTGTTTCTCAAGAGGGTTCGAATGCAACAGGCAACTTTGTTGGTGCTGCAGGATCTGCTACTGGAGATTTAACCATTATCAACGCTGGTATTGGTTATACACCAGCATCTGGACAACTTACATTTACGGGAGTCGCTTTAACCAGTATCACAGGAACTGGTCAAAATCTAACTGCAGACATCACTGTCAACAATGGTGTTGCAATTGGTGCCACAATTAATGCCTCTGGTAGTGGATACTTGGTTGGTGATGTTCTTGGTATAACTTCTCTTGGAAGCGTTGTTTCTGGAAGAAATGCAAGATTCTCAATCGTATCCATAGGAAGTTCAAATGAGTTAGTTCTTGATAACGTTCAGGGTGACTTTGTGGTTGGTGCAGCGAACACAATTAAGTTTGTTAATGTATCTGGAGTTTCAACCACGTTAAATGCTACTACTGGCGGTGGTGTTGTACCAACATCAATTAGAACAGTCACAAATCAAGATGGATTGCACATAACAGTCAATCATAAAAACCATGGTATGTATCATGAGAACAATAGAGTAACACTCTCCCATGTAATGAGTGATGTTATACCAACAAAACTGACCTCCCCATATAACTCTGATTCTACTGCAAACATTCTTGTTGCTGATAGTTCTAATTTTAGCACGTTTGAAAATGTAGGAGTTGGAACAACAACTCAAGGATTCTTGCAAATAGGTGATGAAATTATCGAATATACAGAAACCTCTACTGGAGTTATAGGTGGAATTACTAGAGGAACAAATCCCAAAAACTACCTTGTTGGAACTCCAGTATACAAATATGAACTTGGTGGAGTTTCTCTTAGAAGAATCAATACAACTCACTTGTTAAGTGAAACAGATTCTACAATTTCTAATCCTATAACGTATGATTCATATACAATTAAAGTTGATATGAGTAGTAATGGTGTTGATAGAAGTGCCTCTGGAACAGGTGGATTCCCAAGACTCTACTTTAATGATACCAGCTCTGGTGGTGGATATGAAATTAGAGCAACTCAAAACATGCCATTTGAAGCGATTGTTCCATCAGTTCAAAATGTGACTGTTCCTGGAACTAATCTCACAGCAAGAATTAGAACAACTTCTGGATCAAATCTTGGAGATGGGTCTGGCACATCAACACCTGTTCCATTTACAAACCTTGGTTCTGAAGATGTTACCTTGAATGCAACAAATTATATGTCATCTCCAAGAATCATTGCTTCTAGAGTGAACGAGACAAATAATTCTGTTTTACAGAATTTGCCTGGGGATCGTTCTTTCAATATGTCAATTACATTGTTGTCAGATGATCCTCGCCTGAGTCCTATCATTGACGCTCAAAGAATTAATGCTATTCTTGTTTCTAATAGAGTGGATAGACCGATAACAGATTATGTTCAGGACAATAGAGTAAATTCAATAGATGAAGATCCAAATGCTTTCCAATATGTTTCTAAAGAAAATATCTTAGAAACTTCAGCAACTAGCATCAAGATTCTATTATCTGCACATATCAATCAATATAATGATATTAGAGCATTTTATTCTATTGGTGAGGAGGAAAACTTTGAACCAATATTTGAAGCATTCCCTGGATATTCCTCTCTTAATGATGGAACTTCCGATAGATTAGTCCCTGTATCAAATGCATCTGAAGGTTTCTTATCTAATGACTTGACATTCAAAGAATATGAGTTTACCGTTGATAATTTACCATCATTTAAAGCATACAGAATTAAGTTAATTGGAACCTCAACAAATCAAGCATATGCTCCAAGAATCAAAGAATTGAGAACTATAACTTTAGCATGATATGAAAGAAATAAAGGTACAAGATCATTCTCATTTAGTTAGAGATCCTCTAACAAATGCAATCATCAATACAAACAAAAGTGGATATGACGAGTATATTGCTCGTAGAGAAGTTAAAAAATCTGAAACTCAAAAAGTGAAAGATCTTGAAACTGAGTTATCCAGTATGAAAGATGATCTTAATGAGATTAAATCGCTACTAAGGAGGTTATCAAATGAATCCTGATCAAATTGAAATCAAGAACCTATCTAAAAGTTTTGCATATACTCAACTCGCAGCAGAGATAGATAGTTGTAATGATTGTGAAGAACTCCGTAATATTGCAAAAGCATTTTGCAAACTTTATTATAAACAGCAAGAAACAATGCAAATTATAGGAATACAAGATGGCCAGTAATAATATCACTTTTGATCCAGATTCAGGAACTTCTAAGTCTATAAATTTAAGCCTTAACACAGGAGCTACGTTTAAAGCAAACTTTGATGTAGTTGATGTTTCAAACACTGCGTTTGATTTTTCTAGTTCAAATGCTGTTGGACTTGGAACGACGACTGGTTGGACTGGATCGTCTCAAATGGTCAAAAGTGTTTCTGTAGGATCAACTACTGTTGCGGCAGCGACATTCAATGTTGGATTTACAAGTGCGGCTGGAGGAAAATTTAATATTTCTCTTGGATCAACAGATACACGTTCCTTGACAGAGGGAAGATATGTTTATGATGTTCTTGTAAGTTCTGGAGCAACAGTTTATAGAATTATTGATGGGATGATTCTTGTGAAACCAGGTATTTCTTCCGCACCCTAAATAAATTTATAGGAAACTTGTAAATAAATGGCACAACCATCTACCAGGGCAGAACTGATAAACTATTGCAAAAGGCAGTTAGGTGCTCCTGTCTTGGAGATCAACATTGCTGATGAGCAGGTAGAGGATCTGGTTGATGATGCTCTGCAGTATTTTCATGAGAGACACTATGATGGGGTGCTACAAACGTTTTTAAAATATAAAATTACTCAAGGGGATATTGATAGGGGAAGAACAAGAGGCGGCAGTAATGACCCTGTAGGCATTGTTACAACAACTGCTGAGTCAACTATTGATGGTTCCTCCGTAACTTTCTCATTTGAAGAGAATAGCAATTATTTGCAAATTCCTCCTGCAGTCATCGGAATAAATAAAATTTTTAGATTTGATGGATCTAACACTGCTACAAGCAATATGTTCAGTGTTAAATATCAATTATTTTTAAATGATATGTATTATTTTGGGTCAACCGAAATATTACAGTATGCCATGACAAAAACTTATTTGGAAGACTTAGATTTTGCACTTTCCACAGAAAAGCAAATTAGATTTAACCAGAGACAAGACCGTTTATATTTGGACATAGATTGGGAATCTGTTTCAGTGGATGATTATATAATTCTTGACTGTTATAGACTCATAGACCCTAATGATTACTCAAGGGTATATAATGATTTCTTTGTAAAGAAATATCTTACTGCATTAATGAAGAAGCAGTGGGGTCAGAATCTAATTAAGTTCCAAGGTGTTAAATTGCCTGGTGGAGTAGAGTTAAATGGTCGTCAATTATATGATGATGCAGAAAAGGAATTAGATCTTATTAGGGAGCAAATGTCCAATACTTATGAACTTCCTCCTTTTGATATGATTGGATAAGAACTATGTTAAATCCGTTTTTTCAACAAGGTTCTAGGGGAGAGCAAAGTCTTGTTCAAGACTTAATTAATGAGCAGCTAAGAATGTATGGAGTGGAAGTTCACTTCATGCCAAGAAAGTATGTCACAACCAACACCATTTTAAGAGAGGTAATTGAATCTAAGTTTGATGATGCATATCCGATGGAGGCATATGTAGAAAATTTTGAAGGATATGGAGATACTCCAACACTTCTTTCAAAATTTGGAATACAACAAACAAATGAAATAACTTTAATTATTTCAAAGGAAAGATTTGAGACTTACATTTCTCCTTTGATAAAAAATGAAGAGAATATCAAATTATCAACTAGACCAAAAGAAGGAGATTTAATTTATTTTCCACTTGGGGATCGTTTGTTTGAGATTAAATACGTAGAGCACGAAAAACCTTTTTATCAATTACAAAAAAATTATGTTTATGAATTAAGGTGCGAACTCTTCCGTATTGAGGATGAAGTTATTGACACTGGCGTTGATGAAATTGATGATACTCTAGAGGGAATAGAAGGTGCAGATGGAGATGTAATATTCTCTGGTGTAGGTATTCAAAAACTTACTCTTGTTGGTGCAGGTGCAACTGCTACTGCTGTAACAACA